AGTCGTTCCTGATATAGATGAAGCAGTTCCAGAAGCGTTTGAAATAGACGGATCGTTAGCTATTGGTGACCCAGAAAAAGAAGAATTACTTCCATTAAATCCTCTAGAAGCATCTGACGAAGCGCCTGCGCCACCACCACCGACAATAACTGTGTAGTCAGTACCTGCTGTCACGCTTAAGCCAGAAGCGGTTCTATAACCACCCGCACCACCGCCTCCGTAATAACCACCACCCCCACCACCACCCGCAACCACAAGGTAGTCAACAGAGGTCACACCAGTAGGACATTTCCACGTAGTCGTGCCTTTGAACGTAAATACCGTTTGGCTTGGTACTTGGTACTGGATGATGATGATTCCAGAACCTCCAGCAGCTCCTGCACCTCCACTTGGATTAGAGGTGCTACCGCCACCGCCACCACCGCCAGTATTTGTTCCTCCGGCAATGGCTGTGGTCGTTGCAGAAGCCCCCGCACCACCACCACCAACACCACCACTAGCACCACCACTAGCAGTGGAACCACCACCACCACCACCAGCAAAATAACCAGTAGATGGTGAACCACCTGGGCCAGCACCTCCGTAAGAAGATGCATAAGATGGGCCTTGTGCGCCTGCCCCGCCCGCACCGCCAGCCGATGATGTTCCGTTTGAGCCGGCCGCCGCTGCGCCACCGCCACCCCCTGAACCATATGCAGGGCCGTTAGCACCAACACCGTTGCCACCAGCAAACCCTTGACCAGATGGCGATGCTGAACCTCCTGGGGCAGGAGACAAACCTGATCCACCGCCTCCAGAACCACCATTGCTACCTGCTTGAGAAGAAAAAACATCACCCCTAGCACCACCACCACCACCGGTGGACACAACCCCAGGGCTAGCAAAAGCAGAGGGACTTGTACCTCCAACGATTGAAGAAGAATTTCCGTTTGTTCCTGGTGTTCCAGCAGAAACACCACCGCCAACAGTGATCGTGTAATCAACACCAGAAACAACCGTTGTCGTCCCTGTACGATAACCGCCACCACCACCGCCGCCACCAAGACCCCAATTTGCATTTGCTGTACCGCCGCCGCCACCACCAGCAACGACAAGATAGTTCACATCACCAGTGATAGGCGAAGTCCAAGTAGACGAACCGGTAAAGGTTTGGACGACTGTGAACCCACCACTAATGCGGGAAGATAAAAGGCTAAGTAAGATGCCCGTCACGATACATTCCCAGAAACAACGCAAACTGTGCCACTGATAAACAAGATTGTTGCTACGCCACGAGTAGCGAGTGTCATCGTAGCTTTATCACTATCTGTACCAGCAATATATGCTGTAGTAATCGTACAAGTGATTGTGATGTTGCCTGTCGTGTTGTTGAATAACGAAATGATGTCGCCTTCTGAAAAGGTTGCATCAGGAATCGTAATAGACCCACCAGAGCCAAGCTGAACATACTTACCAACATCAGCAGTTGCTAACGTGTAGCTACCCGTCTTAGTACCAACAGCAGGAGCGTTTAAGTAGCCAAGCGTGACGGCGTCCGCAGTAGGCAGTGTCTGTGTAACGCTTGAATTAGTATTAGCCGACTGAAGTGTGTGCGTTCCCGAACCGGAAGCGTTACCTTGGACTTTGAGATTACTCATGTCATTTCACCCAAAAATAAGCCACGCTTGACCCGTGGGGACCGTAACGGCTTTGCTTGTACTGATAGTTACAGGACCAACACTGCTGGCGTTGTTACCCGTAGGCAAGGCGTAGCTACTAATAATGCTCTGGTTGTTCAGTGCAAACAACGTACTCGATGCAGGAAATGTTACAAACACATCCTTAGTGCCAGCCGAGAAATTAACAAGCGAACCTGAATTACTGGAAGAGAGTACCGTGTCCCTAGACAACGTCGTGCCAGAAGACGTATAGGTTCCAACCCCAACTTCCCACTCTGTACCGCTTTGAGCAGCAATACAGTAAAAAGTCGAGTTGGCATTACCTACCGCAGAGAACGACTGAAAGCCGGTAACCGCCCCGGCTAATGTGACAGTCCCTGTCCCCGTGGTTGTTGAGGTCTCCTTAACACGGTCTGCAACGACAAACGCCATATCATGCTGCGGCTAATGTGCTCTCATCAAACCAGCGGCTCTGGCTTGCACCATCAGCGTCAGTCCAAGAGATTAAGTATTGAACCGTGCCATCTTCAAGCATACGAAGTGCTTCTACCGGACCTTGAGGGACCACAGCTTGAGCTTTAACAATATCGCCTTTTTTAAACGCAGTTGCCATAATTCCTCCGTTAAGCAGCGTCGTTAGAAAGCTGGTAAGACACGTTTAGCGTATCCCCACTAACCACCGAACGGTTGCCGCCAGTAAAGTTACCTACTGAAAACAAAGTACCTGTAGTACCGCTTTTCGTACTACTGCTCGTTAGGAACGCACCACCAATCGTAGATGTCGCATTGATACTAAATGTCGAGGCAGAAGACGTAGCAATAACCGAGGGGTCTGCGGTTGTCGAAGTACCAAAAGTTGCAGCAGGGCGAGTCGATTGGCTGTACCCTGTGTTCTCAGTCCATCCTGCATGGGAAGACATCGTATCTGCCGCAGCATAGGTTCCGCCGCTATTAACAAGCCCAAGATACCAAGCGGCTGTATAAGAAGACCCTGTAAGGTACTTCTCGTTCATGTCTTTTAGCCCGACGTTTACAACCAGATTATGAAAGGATGCTTCCCATTTCAAGTTGCCATCCTTGTCGTAGCATGTAGCGGTAAACACGCCACCTACACGAGTGCCGTTTAGGGCTTGGGTGTTTTTTTCCACGCCTGCGTCTACACGGTCGCCAATTTTTGTTGCGTTATGTTGCATAACAAACTCCTAATAAATGCGGAGGACTGCGTCGGTCGCAGACGCTACAGGAAAAGTAATAACTAAATCAGAAGCTGTCTTGGTTATAGTCTGACCAAAATTTAAAACACAGACAGCTTTATTACCATTAGTGTAATTATAAATTAGCGCACCGGAACATGACAGCGTGACATTTGAGAAAGTAGCTGGCTGAAATGACCAATATCCGGTTGTTCCGCTTGTCGTTGGTGTGATGTTGGTAAGTGCAATGCCACCGGCGGTGTAATTGGTTCCACTCGCTTCGCCTGTTGACGTATAGACCGTGGTATCCGCACCGAGGGTAGCGTTAGAGGTATAGAGCGCGATATAAAAAACATTGCCCGTACCTGTTGTGAAGTTGTGCACTGCTTGGGCCACTTCTGCCTTAAAGCTTGTGCACATGGTTTGAATGATCGCCATATCACTTCACCGGATAACGTATTTGTCCAGAACGATAAGCATCCTGACGATCCATGCCATCACCAAGGCGTTTAGCTAAGGCCAAAGCTTCATCGTATTTTGATTGCACCGCAGCCATCATGTCTTGCTCGGCTTTAATAAAGAAATACGCCTCGCGTAATGCACCGTATAACAACACAGAATCAAAATTATCGCCAAGCCATGACTGACCAGAAGCAGCTACAGATATGGACTCTGGGTAATAGTAATAGTGAAGCTCTACAGAATAAGCAGAATCAGGAGTCGGCCCAAGAATAAATGTCAGCTCTAACGGTAAGCTGTAATCAGGGCCAAAAATAGCGTAGTGTCTCGGACGCCCCGTGTTTCCTGAACCTGTGGGTATGGGGTAGGCTTCACGAATAAAGTTAACGTCTTTATTCAAAAGATAAAAATATCGCCCATCACTATCAATTACTGCCATGCTATAAGGGGCAAGAAAATCAGACGGGCATTGCAGATACCTGTTATTAACAGAACAAGAACCTGTGACGTTTTTACGTAAAGATGGGAATTGAACAGAGTTAAAAATACGCTGTTCAGCTTGCTTTACAAACGTGGCAAGCTGATCGTCAGACAACCATGTGGTTGCGCTGTCTGTAAACGTAATCGTCGGGAAGTCGTTTTCGACGTACCCTCGGATAGCCTTTTTTAACTCCGTGTAATTCACGCCATCGGCCCCCGGCACATCGTACCTTTAGTTGCTGCCCCAGCACCGCGCATCTTGATACCTGAAGTTTTAACTTCATTGTTAACGCGCTTAGTAATATTGCCAAGCGACATATTGACCGTATCAAGGTTACTATGGTCTGGACCAGACCCAGGGTTTGGCTCTGCTTTTACTTTTTTGCCTGTCATGGTATGAGGCTCCGCATAAGTAGAGGCTTGTCCCACTTCTTTACCGCCAAGTTTGTGGCTATATTTAGCCATTATCGACCCCTTTGATTTGCTGCGCGAGCTAAATTACGCCCTACTTTACGCATGTCCATTCCGGTCGGGCCACCTTTTTTAAGCTTGGTCAGAGGTTGGCCTTTATGTTTTGCTTTCTCGTGCTTATGCACTGCACCAGCAATCATTTTTTTGTCTTGCGCTAAATCTTTCTTATCCATGACGGACTCCTACGAAACAGTTACAGAATTAACAGCCCCAATACCCACTAAATCGTTCGGGGTCAACGCAGCATCAAAACCTCTTGATCCGCCTACAGGTTCCCAATTCCATTGTATAACTCTACTACCGCCCATTGGAACCCCATTCTCAAGTCCTGACTGATAATAAGAGTTAGAATCAACACGAGGATTACGAATAGCCTGTGGATCATACACCGGATACATACCAAGCTGTAACTGTGGCTGATCTGGTTCCCAGCACTCAGGGCAAACAAGAATATTGACGTTCTTAGTCTTAATAACGAGTGATTTAAGCTGCTTTAACTTATACCTAAAATTACACCTATCGCATTGCGCGATAGCATATTTACCCGCTGCAAACTGATTGGGCATTAGAAGCTCCCGGTGTTACCTAGATACATCCTACGAGGTACAAACCGGACCGCAGCTTTTTCACGATCTTCACCCGCAGCAAAATTCCACTGCTCTTCGTACGCAGCTTTTAATTGCATCAGGCGATCTTGCCCTTCAGGAATCTTTTGCGCTATGTAATACGCCAATCCTGCTGTAATACAGGGAAGAAACCTGAACGGCATATCGGGGGTCTGAATACCGTCACCAGCATTTTGTATGCGGCGCATACGCCAGTAAATTACTTGATAGTACGGCGAGGCTTCAGTGCCTTGGTCAGGGACAGGCCAAACTGTGAATTGGGGGTAAGCGGTTTGTCCCGGTTCATAAGCACTTGTTGCGGGGTAGGTGGCCCCAGAGTTGCGGCTGATGTAAATCTGTATCGGTCTTGCTTGAGCCAACTTGTTTGGGATTGTGGCGTAGGTGGAGACACTAATCCTTGTAAGTGTAAGGTCAGCTTGCGTTGAGGCATTACCTGCACCCGTCCTTATAACG